ATACGGTCGGGGTCAGGATAGCGAGGCTGCGCTGGCTAATTGTCTGCGCTTCTTCAATCCATGTGATTGTTGCACCCTCGAACGATTTGATCGACGCGACCGTGTGTTGTAGCAGACCACTAAAGCTAAACGTGGTGCCGTTTTTACCGCGTATCTCAGTCTCAAGAATCTCGTAAAACCCCGACAGACCAAGTGCTTCAATGCGATCAGACAGCAAGCGATGCACAGACTCTTTAATCGACTTTTGCACCTCGCGACAACACAACACGCGATGCTTGGCTTGCACACCTGCGAGCAATGTAAAGTCTGCAATGCCCCACGATTTGCCACCACCACGGCCACCGTGATAGGCGTAAAAGGTCGTGATGGCTTTGTATAGCGGTTTAAATGCGGGTAATGGCTTGTAGATGGTTTCAGTCTTCATCTAGCACCACTCGGATTGTATGTTCATGCTGAACACCACCACCAAGCTCTACTTTGCTATTGTCGCGCCAATCTTCAGGGAATCGTGCGGCCATCGACTTAGCCCACACAGACGAATTAAACTCTTTACTTGCTAGTGCGTTTTGCCCTGCATCTTCCCACCATTGCTGAGAAAGTGCTTGGGCTGTGGATAAGGCGTCCGAAAACTCTTCATGCACCTGCGCCCACAAATTGATTGTAGACCGTGAAACTTTGAGCTCAGCAGCCATCCAAGTGATAGATTTTCCAAGGCGGCCGAACTCTATAACGCGATCACAATACTCAGGCTTGTAATCCGTAGGCCGACCACCTGCCATATCAGGCTCCAAAAATGTAAAAAACCGCCTTGCGACGGTGGGTTAAAATTTTTGCCAGACAACAAAAAAGCCCACCGAAGTGAGCTTTGCATAATACGACCAGCATAGTGTTTATATAGCAAATCTATTAACCGGACACAAGCGGTTTTAGGTTACCTCTGATCAGCTCATCCCACTCATAAATATAACTAATAGCCATATCCTCAAACGCTTGCCACGTTTTAAGATAATTGACCGTACTCATTGCCACACCCAACAGCTCCACACGCTCTTTAAGTGTATACACAGCCCGACCCGTCCCGTCACACTTGCCACACGTCACCATGCGCACATCAGCACGCAGCTTGCCCACGCCATGACATGCCGTACACTCGCCTTTGGCCTTGAGCCGTTGCACCAGCGCACAGCGAGCAATGCCATCAGCGATCTTGTCTAGCGTCGCTGTCTTGGGTGTCGTCTTGGACTTGACTAAATCATCGCGCACTTTGACTTTGAGCGCATTGCCCACCCGTTTAGTATCAGCCGGACGCAACGCAGCACCTGCGAGCAGATACGCATACCGCTGGATATGATCGGGCAGCCCTGCCAACGCTCCTGCTACATCAAGACCAGTCACTTTCGGCGCACCGCCACGACCGATCTCATACGACTGCCCCTTGCCATTGAGCAATGCAAGCAACTCCAACACATCCCAAGGCGATTGACTTGGATTAAAATTCGCCAGTGCATTCATCACACACGCTCCACAAACACTTTACTCGCAGCACACACATCATCCACCACCGCGACCACACGGCACGGCAGCCCCATCACATCCACTTTGTCGTCAACCAACGGTGCATCACGCCACAGCGTCCAGTAATAGGCATGGCCGGTGTGGTGCAGCATCCAGATTTGTCCGTCAGGGATGATCATTGCGCCACCTCAATAATCCTTAGATGGCACGGATTTATAGGCATGCCACCAATCCACGTGGGCGCATTGTGTCCTTTTTGATCTGATGATCTGCGCTCGCAAAATCGACATTGGCTATGTAAATGCCCTGTCGTCGGCCAATAAAAACCCTTGCATTTCATGTCCGCTGCTCCTGCCACCGATCAGCCCAAGTACGCTGCACACGCTCTAAAACCGCTTGTGGCTGATCATCAATCCACTCGTTAAAGACTGAGATTCCGCACAATCTCAACCAGTGCAGACCATCCATCTTGTCGTCTACGTCGCGGTAGTACACGGACTTGATGCCTGTTTGCGTGATCAATTGCGCGCATTTGATACAGGGCTGCCGTGTGACGTACATCACCCACCCACCCAAATCACCCTGATATGTGTATGCGTTATTGATCACATCTTCTTCGGCATGGATCACATCAGGCAAGGTACGTCCGTCCTCGCCTTCACAATCACCGCCACATGGCCGAAGATTCCAACCAACGTAACGATCACCATCAGGCGACCACAAAGCAGCCCCCACCTGAGCGCGTTTGCACACGCTTTGCAGCGCCACAGACTCAGCCAAACGCATCATTTCGACGTGGTTCATGTTGGCTCGCCAAAAAACGCCGCCATCGTGACAGGCGCAACAATCCGCAGAACGGCTAGGCATTGTTCAGCAATGACACGGTGTTCTTTCTGAGTTGTAGGGTCAAGACGCTGTTTTAGATAAAAAATCCAACTGCGCAGATTGCCGTTCATATACAGGCGGCTAGGCGTCAAGCCTTCGGGCAGTAGGGCGCGGGCGACTTCTTTGGCGACGCCGTTGGTTAGTGCCTGATTGTAGTCTGAAACTGCTCTCACCCATGCGGTGCGCTGCATAGCATCCCAACCGCTTGCTAAAATGCTATCCTCACACTCAAGCGAGTTCTGGCGGTTTTGCGCGTCCTGCATACGGCATTCACGCTCCACCATTTCGCCCAACAGATTCACGTCTGCATAGCGTTGGCTGTTATGAGTCACTATACCGTTAGCAACGTAGTTATGTGATTCATGGTCAACCTCCATGTCATATGTCATTACCTCGCCAACATACTCAATTTTTGAGACTTCCGACCAATGCACCGTCAAAGCATTGCCTTTGCTTTTTTGTCGCCAAGTCTTTGCTTCGCCTGATAGCTTGTGAACCTCTTTGTGACATTTTTTGCATAAAACCTGAATGTTTTCTTTTTCATAGGCTAGGTGCGGCGCAGAAGCAACAGACTGGACGTGATGCAGTTCTAGTTTTTCGCTAGAACCACAAGGGCATTTGTAGTTGGCCGCCATTAAAAACTCAGATCGGTTTGCATTGCACCAATCAGCTATTTTTAATCGCTCCGCCCTGTCAGCACCGCCGCGCCAAAGATTGGAATCTGCTCCGCGTTTTGCAGAATTGCGCATTTTTTCAATGGTTTCTTTTGTGTGTTTTGGATTTTTGTATCCAAAAACACCCTTATTCCAAGACGGGGTATAACTTGAAACTTCTTTTTTGCTGAACTGTAGGCCGTGCGCTTTTAGCCACTTACGAATGGTGTGAGTGGAAGTACCGGCTTTTTCGGCAATATATGACAAGCCAAAGCCGGTACTTATGGACTCATTTTTTGCACTTGCAAGCCAATCAGGGTCTTGATAAACAGGAATCCCATTGCAAGCAAAAAAAGATTTTTTTGACATTGCGGCGCGATTGCCAGCCATTGTTAGACCAACGGCTTGCTCTAGCGTCTCAAATCCATCGCCTGTCAAGAACTTGTGTTCTTTGGTTGCCGTGACCGAACGACCGTTTGATAAAGTAATCTTAAAAACTGGTTTGATTCCTGTCTGAAAAACCTCTTTTATTGGCCGAACAACAAAAGTGCGCGTTTCCTCGTCAAAAACTCTTACGCCAGAAGGCAGTCGTCCTTTTTTTTGCAGCTTAAATAAATGCTCAATACTCCGCTTGTATGATGATCTTTTCCCGCTTGCTGCGCCGCTTGGCAATTCAAGCGTAATCATTGAGTCACCAGAAATACAAAATTCTTGAAACGAAAACGAACGGTGGCGCAAAATCTGACGGGCAATGTCCCGTGTCGTGTTGATTTCCAGACAGACGTTTGCCATCTCGAATGGCGACACATGGCCGTGCTCCATGCAGTAGTGCAATAGGCGGGTGTTTTCGCTGCGCTGGTTGGTCGGATTGCTAACCCGTGCCATGTACATGATTTGCTTGTCGATCTCAGGCGTTGCCCACTGTAGTTTGATCATTTGCTTTGCTCCTGAAAAAATACCGCTGCGAATTGCCAATTTTGCTCGTAGCGCTTATCTGTGTATTCTGGGTTTTTAAAAAGCATTTCCACCCAATCCCGAAAACGCTCTGTCCAGAAACCCTTGTAGTGCGTTGAGACATACGGAATATGATGCGGCTGGCGCTCGTAAAGGTCGCCACTGCGCCACCTAATGATGCGAAAATCATCATTCATGCATGAAAATACGCTTTTCACCAACTTGGTCGCTTTATTTTGTGTAATCTGCAACTCATCGGCTATTTCCGCGTACTTTTTGCCCTGCAACAAAAGATCGAATGCAGCAACCATGAAATACAGGTCTTTTTTATAGATCATTTGCTTTGCTCCAACTCAATCAGCCGATTTGCATACCACCGCGCTTTTTTCAGATCCTCAACGCCGTTTTTGTGCTGATAGCGCCATTGATACTTAAACACATTGCCGCGCAGATAGCCGATAAATTCGTCACGGCTCAACATAGCTTGCATAGCATCAATGCATTCGATGCCGCCTGTGGTGTAGTGGGATGGGTTATTAACCGCGTCTTTTTCAACCTGCCGCGCCGCTTCAACGCTCCGCAATTGTTCCACGCGATTGCTCACGTCTTGACGCTTGATCAGGCTGTTTCGCCAGTAGGCTGTGTAGTAGCCAGAGCCGATCAAATAAACTGCACAGTCACGAACACACCACCAAGATGCTTCCGTCGTGCCTTTTGGCGTGCACTTATACGCATGAGCTCGTCCATCGCTACTAATCGCTGCCCACCGATATTCCGGCGGCAGACCCTCGAACACGGCTTGGGTGAGTCGTTTTTTTGGTCGCTCGATCAATTGATCCTTCTCAAGCCCCGACTCAATCAAAACCCATTCGTCTGCCCACTCCCAGTAAGCAACAAAGCGATCACCGCGCTCTTCGCGAATAAACGTACCGCTTGGCGTTGCATGAGTTGCGCCCTCCGGTGCTTTGCTCCAATCAATATTCATTTCCCACACCCCATCAGTTTTTGCTCAATCACACCCATGCTTGTCAGCAGTACGTCTGCGACAAACCCATTCATTTTTCTGACGCCGATCAACCACTTGCGGATGGTTTTTGGCTTGTAGCCCGACACCTCGGCAAGCTGCTCCACCGTGCCGATACCCAAGCTTAACCATGCGCGTAGC